GCTGATTTTGTTGCATTAAAAAAGAAAAAGAAAAAAATTAAAAAGTAAAAGTCATGCCAACAGTAAGTTATAAATGTAAAGACACAGGTAAAATGAAAAAAGTTCAGTTTCCATATAATGCAATGGGTAAAGCTCAAGCATTTGAATTTGCAAAAACAATGGGAGGTAAATTAAAAAACAATCCCAATAAAGCAAAGACTGAATACGGATACTAATGGGTGAACTTAAAAAGTGGAGAGAACAGAAATGGGTTCGTATAGGAACTGATGGTTCTATTCTTGGAGCTTGTGGTACAAGCAAGAATAAAAAGAACCCCGACCGTTGTTTGCCTTTAGCAAAAGCAAAGTCAATGTCTAAGTCTGAACGTGCAGCTACTGCTCGTAAGAAAAAACGAGAAGGCGGAAAAAGAAAACAATTTGTAAGTAATACAAATGCCGGAAGAGTTAGAAACGCATAGAGAAAAATGGTTTGTAAACCAATACAACAGAAACAGAGACGAAAAGGATTGGGTGAAAAACTATGCCGAGTTTCAAAAACTAATGAAGGCTTTAAATAAAAGAGATGGCGGACAAATCAAAAATGAAATGTAATGTCGTTGTTAGAAGTGATAGACCGGGTAAGAAAAAAATGGTCAAAGCTTGTGAGAATGGAAGAGAGAAGCTTATACACTTTGGAGCAAAGGGATATGGACATAATTATTCAGGAGCTGCAAGGAAAAGCTTCCGAGCGAGACACAAGTGTGGACAAGCCAAATCTAAAATGACTGCAAGGTATTGGGCGTGTAAACATTTATGGGCAGGTAAAGGTGGTTCCACCAAGTCAAGTCCGAAAAATAGACAAGGAAAATATTAGTATATTTGTAATTAAATAACTCATAAAAATTTTAAATTATGCAAAAATATGGAATAGTACAACTCGATGGTGTTAGCGATACGGCTACAGACCAATTCTCTGCAAATGACGTTGCTATTGTTTACAAGAATAGTGGTGACGACATAGTCATTTATTACACTAGTGGAAAATTAGTCGCTATTGCATCAGCAGCAGCATTAACTAAGGAAGATGCACAAACAGTTTTTAATGCAATTGCAAAGGCAAGTCAAACTCCTTGGACTGAAACATCATTTGTCATTCCAAAGTTGAGTCAACCTGTTAATGCAGTTGGTGGTAATTAATTAATCTTTTAAATTATACAGATATGGATAAATTTTTAAATTTCAATGGTATTTTAGCAGGGACTAAAAACCTCTATTATGTAAGCCTTGATGGTGGAGAGATTTTTCTTCTTTACAAAGATGGGGCAGAACTACAAATAAGTCAAGATTCTTATCCTGCTACGGCAGAGGATAAAGCACAAATAGATGCAGCTTTGGTGAAAGTTTGGTCTAAAGGATATACTGATTCAGTAATTGATGTTAGTTTGAGTTCAAATGTAAATGAAATTATTCCGAACTAACAAAATATAAAAAACAAAAGCTATGGCAATACCAACAGGAACAAAGTTTCACGGAGTCGCACCGGATGTGAACACTAAAAATCTAGGCTCCCAACAAGCAAACGCTCAGCGTGATGTTTATTCATTTCCGGATGATTTTAAAATTCCTTCATATCTATCTTTTGCAGGTACTATGACTAATGTGGGAACATCGAGCATAAGTATACTTGGGGGAGATACTGCTGATTTTGGTACTACCAAGTCAACTGCGTCTCAGCATATTGGATTTGTTATAGTAACTGTGCCGTGCAAAGTAATATCTGTTGGGTGGAAATGGGCATCTTCTGTTAATTTTTCATCTGCAGCAGGACAACCTGAAAAAGAATTATCATTCAAACTTTCTAAATCAGAAGAATTAGGGAATGGAAATTTGGTGAGCGATGCAGGTGTTTGGCAAAATTATGATTTAGCTACAAGACTAGATTCAGATAATTGGGATTATCCCGGGTTTATAGAAGATGTTTCCGGTTTAGATATTCAACTAGATGCAGGTGACATAATTACTATCACCGCTATTACAAACGGTTCATTTTCAGATTCAGGAGAGGAAGCTAACGTAGTTATAACGGTTCAACCTCTATAATGAAGTCTAAGAAACAATGAAAAAATTATTGCTATCTTTGTAGAAATGATTTGTTATGGCAAAAGAACAAGATATAGAAATTAAAAAAGCAAACCAAGGTAAATTTACCTCATGGGTTAAAAAAAATATGCCGGGCAAATCGGTATGTAGTGCTGCTTCCGCAGTAATGGCGAATAAAAAAAAATATAAACCCGCAGTAGTTAAGATGGCTAATTTCGCCAACAATTTTGGCTGCAGCAAAAAATAAAAATTATGGCACAAGGTTATAATGATAAATTAGATGAGTCTTTAAGCATGAAGCACAAAGGTCCACACTCACAATCTTTAAAATCTCGTAGAGATGAATCTAAGGGAATGGCAAAGAAAATGACAGGACACGCTTATAGCGGAGACCACTCAATGAAAGAAGATAAGCATTACCCATCAAGTGTGAAGGGTCACTTATCAAAACTGATTAGTAAGTAAACCAATGGGTAAAGCATTAGTAAAGTTAGGTCTTTGGATACAAAAGACTTGGTGCAAATTTTTGTGTAAATGGAATTGGGCAGTATCTAAATTAATAGTTGATGTTAGTGATTGTCCTGTTTCGCAATGTATTTGTAAAAAATGAAATGGAGTGAAAAATCAAGAGGGTTTGGAGATACCGTTGCAAAAGTTACACAGATAACAGGTATTAAATCCGTAGTAGATACAGTTTCGAAAAAGGTAGGGCGAGACTGCGGGTGCGGAAAACGACAAGACACCCTCAATCGAATTATACCTTACCAATAAAAAGTTATGGCATACCAAAAGTTACAACCGATACGAGCAATAAGTTGGGTACCAACCGACGACGTTATTATACCTAACCCCGGAGCAAAAGTTTCTTCCGGAACTTCAGATGCTTCAACCTTAACAGACCACTTGTTGTTTACTAAAGCAGCAGGAACTAATGGGTTTATAGGAGTTGTTACTTTAGGGGCTACTGTTTACAATTCTATTACAGGAGCGTATGCAAAAGTTGTTGCCATATCTGAAAATGCTCTTAGGCTAAACGCTGATATTTTTCAAGCACCCTCACAAAACTTTGTAGTATATAATACAGATTCAAATAACGGATGTTTGATTTATGTTGGAGGCGGTGGTTCAGGTACTAAATTAGATATTGTTACTGCCGGAGGAGACGAAGTAAGTATTGAAAACCCAAAAGAAGGGGAAGCTCTTCAGGTTTTGGTTAGTGAAGTACAAGGCACATCAACCGCATCTAACTTAGTAGCTCTTTGGTAAAATGAACTATTGGACATCAACGACGACATTAATGATTGAAGATTTAGAAATAATATATGAAATAGTAGAATGTCCTTCGAAGATTTAAAAATATACGGTCTGAACTCAAGCGTTTTCGCAATATCATTTACTGAGATAGAAATGGCACTTAAAATTATTTTGCTTATAGCCACCATTGTTTACACGGTTCAAAAAATCTATAAGAACTCAGAGCAAAATAAAAAGTAATGGCAAAGATTCATATTGCCAAATACTCCTATAGCCCAAATAAAAAAAGACCCGGAGTCCACTCAAAAAATGCGAGTAGGTCACAAAACTCATATAAGAAAAAATATAGAGGACAAGGAAGATGAGAGAAATAAATAAAATTATTATTCACTGTTCAGCCACTAAAGAAGGTGATAATTCTGTGAATGCTGCACTTATTGACCAATGGCATAAAAGCAGGGGTTGGAAAGGAATTGGTTATCATTTTGTAATTTTGATTGACGGAACAATTGAGTTAGGAAGAATGGTTGACCAAGTAGGGGCTCATGTTAAGAATATGAATAAATCAAGCATAGGTATCTGCTATATTGGAGGAGTAGAAAATAAAAAAGATACTAAAGGAAAGTGGATACCAAAAGATACACGGACACCTGAGCAAAAAGTATCTATATTAGAACTATTAAGATTATTAAAAAAAATATTTCCTGAAGCAACAATACACGGACACAATGAGTTTTCTCCAAAGGCTTGTCCGAGTTTTGATGTTCAAAGTGAATACGGTACATTATGAAAGAAATATTAAACAAATTATTTGGTAAAATAGGCGGAGGTATTGCTGAAAAGATTAGTGATATTATAGGTAAGCATATTTACAGTAAGGAAGAAAAAGCAAAGTTTGAAAAAGAAATTACAGAAGTTTTTATTCAAGCTGAAGCTGAAATGCAGAAGAATGTAACTGAAAGATGGCGAGTTGATATGGCTAGTGATTCGTGGTTGTCCAAAAACGTAAGACCCATGGTTCTCATCTTTTTAATTATATGCACAATGCTTTTAATATTTATAGAAGCAGGTTCAATTAACTTTGAAGTGAAGGAAGAATGGATTTCCCTTTTACAATTAATTCTTGCAACCGTCATTGCTTCTTACTTTGGAGGAAGGTCTTGGGAAAAAATTAAAAATAAAAAATAGTATCTTTGTATAAATTAAATTAAGTAAAATGGCAGAAAACGTAAAATTAGAAAAAGACGAATTAGAAAAGCTACAAATTGCTACTGATTCAATAAACAAATTAAAACTCTCGTTAGGTGAGTTAGAAATGCAAAAACTCGAAATATTTGGAAAAGTCAATGGACTTACTCAAGAGTTTGCGAAAATGGAACAGTCTCTTATTGAAAAATATGGGAAAGATTCGATTATAAATATCAAGACGGGAGAAGTTAAAAAGAAATAACATGGCTAAAATATCCACCTATGCAATTGACGCAACACCTACCTTGCAGGACAAGGTTATAGGAACTGACGTAAACGATTCTAACATAACCAAGAATTATACATTAGGGGATATTATTTCATTAGTACCACCAATTCCAAGCATAGTAACTGATTTATATATTCCTGTTTCAAATGGACTTGACTATGTAGATTCAGTGATAACACAAGATTCCACAACTGCACCAACAACAATAAGTGTTGCAGGATTGATTGGAATAACAGGAACAGGTGAGTCAGTATTCGTTGGAAAAAATGCAGGAGTTTTATCAGATAAAACTGTTGCTCAGTATAATGTTGGTATAGGAGACGGTGCATTAGAATCATTTATATCAGGAACAAATCCTGTTAGTGGTGCTGCGGAACCCGGTTCAAATATTGCTTTGGGTGTAGGGGCTTTGGCAAAAACAACTGATGGAACAAATAATGTTGCTATTGGAGTTGATTCCTTAAAAGAAAATACAGAGGGATTCAATAATGTTGCTATATCCAAAAATGCTTTAGGTTCGTCAGTTAATCCAACCACTCAAGGAATAACCTTTAACCAAGGAAGTATAGGGATAGGTTTTTCTGCAGGTAGTCCCAATGCCAATTCTTCACTACCTACAGGTCATAACTTTGATACCATCGTAGGTCATCAAGCAATGGCAGATATATTTTATTTGCCGGGGTCGACTACTGCTCAAAATACCGTATTAGGTTTGAGGGCGTTGAGAAACGTTGGGGTAGAAGGATATGGGTCGACTATTGAACAAAATGTTGTTATTGGAGCTCTTGCAGGATTAGGAATAGAGGCAGGTCCTCAATCCGTTAATCCGGGACAAGGAAATCAAAACAATCTTTCACTTAAAAGGAATGTGTTTATTGGTAAAAATGCAGGAAACAATTTTAGAGGACTCGGCATACGAGACAATATTATTATTGGTGCAGCAAGTAATACTGAAAAATATGTTGGTGAAGGAAACGTCATTTTCAACACGGGTGGGTCAGATAATTCCATGGGGAGTTTCACTGCTAATGGTCCTGTATCTTCAAACTTTTTAGTTGGAAGTAGAACTGCATTATATAGTGATAGTAATATTGTTTTAAACCCAAACAGATACGAAAACCCTGTTTCACCCAATATCTTAGGAACACCTAATATTGCAAACCCTAATGGTAGAGATGCGGTTAGAAATAATATAATATTAGGAGATAAAGTAAGTAGTACAAACACTTTTTCTAATAACACATTACAATCTGAAGACCCACAAGGTCTAGCAGTTTCCGTAGGTCGTATCACCGGTAGTTTACTTGTAAACTCAGTTAACACCACAATGTTTGCTGAAAATGGTGGTGATATGTGTGGTAACGTTATCATCAATGGTGATAGCAATGCTATCAAGGCATCTACTAACAGTAGTAACAATGACAACAACTATATTTTAGGCAGCAACAATGTGTCTTTAGTTGATACGCAAGATAACTTTATTTTTGCCACAACACCAAGTACCGTTTATCAACTAAGTGATATTAGAAACAGTTTCTTGTGGGGTATTGCAAGTGGTAATGTTAATGCAACTATTACTGATGGTTCCGATGAAAACTTTTTATTCAACACCCCTTCAATTAGCTTAGACGGAAACGGTAATACAGTATTTGGAGCCGAAGGAACAGTATCAGGTAACTACAATACATTATTAAATGGAACAGGACATAATATTTCAGGAAGTCGTAATACGGTTGCAGGTCAAAATATAACTACGGGTAATTCTCAAAGAGCATTTGCTCATGGGTTTGGACTTATTGTAGGTCAAACAGGTGCTGCTAACAATGGTTTTGCCGTAGGTAATAATAACATAATAGATAGTGGAGCAAACAATTCTGTTCTTGGAAGTAATCTTGAAAGTAAAGCATATTCAAACAGTGTCATAGTAGGACAAAACAACGACCCTACAGTAGACAATATACAAGGTAAAACAAGTTTTCAAGTTGGTGTTGGTTCGGGACAGACAAATAGAAAAAACGCAATAAATGTAACAAGGGTAAATGCACCATTACGAAGCGTTATATATATGGACCAATTAGCTACCTCTGCGTTTAATTTTGCAGATGATGCAGCAGCAGTAGCCGGAGGTATTCAGTTTGGAGGATTATATCATACTGACGGTGTTGTTAAAATAAATATAACTCCGTAATTTAATTTTAATTAAATGGACATAAGAAAAATTTCTATAGGTCCTGATTATAAATCAGGAGCCATGCACTACATAGTAGGACAGTCTGTTTTAAATGGCTCTTACAAAATTCATCTTATTAAATACTACGAAGATTCTGATTCATACAAAATATGGATTGAAGAAGATAGTGGAGCTATAGTCTGTTGGAAGGAGTTTACTTCCACTGTTCCTGTGTCCGTAGAATTTAATATAAACTTTTGATGAAATCTATATATCAATTTATAGTTGAACCCCTAAACAAAAATCGTTATAACAACACTAAAGAAATAGAAGGTGTTGATTTAATTATAAGCACTTCAGAAGAAGATGCATCTGCATCTAATAGAGAAGCGATTGTTTTAGAAACACCCATTAATTACTGTGGACCTATTGAAAAGGGTGACACCCTTTTGGTTCATCATAATGTATTTAAGTTTTATAATGATATGTATGGCAGAAGACAAAGTGGAAAAAGTTTTTTTAGAGATGATATATTTTTTGTAGATTCCGAACAATTCTATGCATTTAAAAAAAATAATAAATGGCATGGATATGATAGGTATTGTTTTGTAAAACCTATACCAACAGAAGAGAGTTATATTTATAAACCTTTTAGCAACGAACCATTAATGGCAGAAATGGCAATAATAAATAAAACCTTAAAAAACGAAGGCTTGAAAGTGGGAGATAAGGTTTGTTATAAGCCAAAACAAGAATATGAGTTTAACATAGACGGTGAAAAACTTTGGAGGATGTTTGACCACTCTATAACTTTAGTATTATGATAAGCACTCTATCTTTTTACAACGTCTTACCAAATCCTGATAAATATGTCGAGAACATTGAAAGCAATGGTTGGAAAGTAATTGACGCAGAGGCAGGAAAATTCAGAGGTATACAAGAAAGAAAAGAGGATGAACTGTCGGTATTGGTAAATGCTTTTTATCCGGACTATAATATAGAACTAAATTTTATTAGGAAGTCTCCATTAAATCAGGAAGAACCTCATTACATACATACCGATGAGATGCATGGAGATAAAACAGTTATATTATATTTAAACAAAACATATCCTGAAAATTATGGAACCACGTTATATGATGACAATGAAGTTCCTATTCTAGTAAACAAAGCACAATACAATAGTATTTTTATTTTTGACTCTAACATCAAACACTCAAGAAATATAAAAGAAAACTTTGGTTTTAAAAACGACGCTAGAATGGTTCAAGTAATGTTTTTAAAAAAGAAACATGAGTGATTTTTTAGATATGCTGAAAGAATATAATATTAATTTGGATGAGTTGAATCGTTATATTGATTCAAAAGAATTTGAATTGAAAGCAGGTCCTGTAGTAGATGATAATAATAAAAACTATAAATTAAAAAAATCAAACATAGAAGGCTTAGGAATTTTTGCTACTAGAAAAATTAAAAAAAAAGAGGTTATTGGCTATGGGAAAATTAACAACACAAGAACATTAGCAGGTCGGTATGTAAACCATTCTCTTAACAATAATGCTAAGTTTTATAGTTTTAGAGATAACGATAATATGATATTAATAGCTGAAAGAAAAATTTTAAAAGGAGAAGAAATAGTAACTAACTATAGACATCATACTTTTGTAAAAGAATATTATGAGTAAAGAAACTAAGTTAAAAATAATTGAAGCAGGTCATCAAGCAGTAGAGCAACTTATAAAGGTTGCTAAAGAGAAAATAATAAAACCTGACCCTGAAGATGATTTAGCCGCAGATAGATTAAAAAATGCTGCTGCAACAAAAAAACTTTGCATCTTTGATGCATTTGAGATTTTAAAAAAGATTGAAGAAGAAAAAGAAAATATAGAGTTGAGCAGTAGTAATAAAGTTGAAACAAAACAAGGGTTTGCTGAAAGAAGGTCAAAATAGCGATTTATATAAAGTTCTTATTGATTATATTCCTAAGAATGTAGTTACTAATAAAAACAGAAATAGGTCTTGGTTATATGGTTATAACTCTAAATATGATGTTATAGTTATATCAAAGACAGGTTTAATAGGAGATGTTATTAAAATTAATAATCTAACTATTGCATTACCTCTTGCACCTAAAAAGTGTCTTCAAAGACACAAAAACAAAGAGGAACAATATTGGGAGCGAAAAGAATTACCCAAAAGTTTAAATAGAATTAATTCTATTTTTCAATGGAACGAAATGCCCAAGACATTTAAGAATCTTTGGGTTGATTATATTGAACAAGAATTTGATTATAGAGAGTATGGTTATTGGTTTAAAAACAATGGAACACCCACCTACATTACAGGGGCTCACTATATGTATTTACAATGGACTCAAATAGATGTAGGCTATCCTGATTACAGAGAAGCAAATAGATTGTTGTATATTTTTTGGGAAGCGTGTAAGGCTGACAAAAGAAGTTTTGGAATGATATATTTAAAAATTAGACGTTCAGGATTTTCTTTTATGTCCTCATCTGAATGTGTGCATACCGGAACGTTAGCTAAAGATTCAAGAGTAGGTATATTATCTAAAACAGGTTCAGATGCCAAAAAAATGTTTACGGATAAGGTAGTTCCAATAAACAGTAGGTTGCCTTTCTTTTTTAGACCCATAATGGACGGAATGGATAAACCAAAAACAGAATTAGCATACAGAGTTCCTGCAGCTAAGATTACTAAAAAGAATATGTATGACATTGAACAGGATGAAATACAAGGCTTAGATACAACTATTGATTGGAAAAATACTGATGATAACTCTTATGATGGTGAAAAACTTTTATTGTTAGTTCACGATGAAAGTGGAAAATGGTTAAAACCAAACAACATATTAAACAATTGGAGAGTTACCAAGACTTGTTTACGATTAGGTAGTAAGATAATTGGAAAATGTATGATGGGTTCTACGTCTAATGCTTTAAATAAAGGAGGTAATAATTTCAAACAACTTTATTACGATTCAGATGTAACACAAAGAAATGCAAACGGTCAAACAAAAACAGGACTTTATAGTTTGTTTATACCTATGGAATGGAACATGGAAGGTTTTATTGACAGATATGGCAATCCGGTTTTTACAACCGAGACAATAGTAAGAGGTATAGATGAAGAGGATATACAAATGGGTGCTATAGATTATTGGGAGAATGAAGTAGAGTCTTTAAAAAAAGACCCTGATGCTTTAAATGAATATTACAGACAGTTCCCAAGAACTGAGTCACACGCTTTTCGAGATGAAAGCAAACAGTCTTTGTTTAATCTTACTAGACTATATCAACAAATTGATTACAACGATTCAATGTTATCTGAGCACTATATAACACAGGGAAGTTTTTCTTGGAAGAATGGTATAAAAGATTCTAAGGTTACATTTTCTCCTGATAAAAGGGGGAGGTTTAAGATTACGTGGGTTCCCAACTTAAATATTCAAAACAATGTAGTAAAAAAGAATGGTATTTTATATCCCGGTAATGAGCATATTGGAGCGTTTGGTTGTGATTCGTATGATATAAGCGGAACGGTTGGAGGTGTGGGGTCGAACGGAGCTTTACATGGATTGACTAAGTTTAGTATGGAAGAAGCTCCAACAAATGAGTTTTTTTTAGAATACATAGCAAGACCACAAACTGCAGAGATTTTTTTCGAAGATGTACTGATGGCTTGTGTGTTTTATGGTATGCCAATTCTTATAGAAAACAATAAACCTCGTTTGCTTTATCATTTTAAAAATAGAGGATATAGAGGGTTTTGCATGAATAGACCCGATAAAAAGTTTATAAAGTTGTCTAAAACTGAAAAAGAATTAGGAGGTATACCCAACTCAAGTGAGGATGTAAAACAAGCTCACGCTGCTGCTATTGAATCTTATATTGAAACCTTCGTTGGAATGCAAGATTCAGGAGACATGGGACAGATGTATTTTAATAGAACTCTAGAAGATTGGGCACGGTTTGATATAAGTAATAGAACTAAGTTTGACGCATCAATTAGCTCCGGGTTGGCTATAATGGCTTGTCAAAAACACCTTTATCAGCCCGAACGAAAAGAGTCAAGAATTATGATTAACTTTGCAAGGTATAGCAATAAAGGCAATATAAGTCAAATTATTAGATGAAAGATGTAAAGATAAATATTTCATCTGCAGGTTTCCCAAGTCAATTCGTGTCGGATGCAGAAAAAGCAACAGATGAATACGGATTAATGATTGGACAAGCTATTCAATATGAATGGTTTCGTAAGGATGGAAATGGTTGCAGATTCTATGACCAATGGAGAGAGTTCCATAGGTTGAAGTTATACGCAAGGGGAGAACAGTCAATTAGAAAATATAAGAATGAACTTGCCATAGACGGTGATTTATCTTATTTAAACCTTGATTGGACTCCGGTGCCAATTATTCCCAAATTTGTAGACATAGTTGTAAATGGAATGTCAGATAGGTTATTCCGAGTAAAAGCATACGCTCAAGATGCAATGTCACAAGCCAAAAGGTCTAAGTATCAAGATATGATAGAGGGACAAATGGCAGCAAAACCTCAACTAGAAATTATAGAACAGAAAGCGGGATTTGACCCGTTTGTTATAGACAAAGGTGAGTTACCGGAAACGGATGAAGAGTTGTCTTTATATATGCAACTAAATTACAAACCTTCAATTGAAATAGCAGAAGAAGAAGCTATCAATACTTTGTTTGAGGAAAATCATTACATTGATTTAAGAAAAAGATTTGATTACGATTTAACTGTATTAGGAATTGGTGTAGCAAAGCACGAGTTCTTAAAAGGTTCAGGAGTAAAAATATCTTACGTAGACCCTGCAAACATAGTATATAGTTATACGGAAGACCCACACTTTAAAGATTGTTTTTATTGGGGAGAAGTAAAAACCCTTCCAATAACAGAATTAATAAAAATTGACCCCACTCTAACTAATTCAGATTTAGAGGAAATTTCTAAATACAGTCAATCGTGGTATGATTATTATAATGTTGCTCAGTTTTATGAAAACGATATTTTTTATAGAGACACTGTAACTTTAATGTACTTCAACTATAAAACCACTCAAAAGATGGTTTATAAGAAAAAGGTTATGGCTACCGGGAATAGTAAAGTTATTGAAAAAGATGACCAATTTAACCCGCCACCCGAAAGTATGGAGGATGGTAAGTTTGAGAAGTTTGAAAAAACTATAGACGTATGGTACGATGGTGTTATGGTCATGGGGACTAACATACTATTAAAATGGGAGTTGGCAACCAATATGGTAAGACCAAAATCATCAAGTCAACACGCATTACCTAATTATGTAGCAGTAGCACCAAGAATGTATAAAGGCATATTGGAATCTTTAGTTAGAAGAATGATTCCTTTTGCTGATTTAATACAACTAACACATTTAAAATTACAACAAGTTATTGCTAGAACTGTTCCTGACGGAGTGTATATAGATGCGGATGGTTTAAACGAAGTGGACTTGGGTACAGGAAATGCTTATAACCCTGAAGACGCATTACGTTTGTATTTTCAAACAGGTTCCGTTATAGGTAGGTCTTATACTCAAGATGGGGATATGAACCAAGGAAAGGTTCCTATACAACAACTTAATAGCAACTCAGGAGCAGGTAAAACACAAATGTTGATTACAAACTATAATCATTATCTAAATATGATTAGAACTGTAACAGGTTTGAATGAAGCTCGAGATGCTTCTATACCTGACCCTAACTCTTTAGTTGGTCTACAGAAACTTGCGGCTTTAAATTCAAACGTTGCAACCCGACATATACTTGATGGAAGTTTATATATATACCGTTCTTTAGGTGAAGCACTAACTTATAGAGTCGCTGATATTTTAGAATATTCAGATTTTAAGGATGACTTTGCAAATAAGATTGGTAAATTCAATGTTTCTATTTTAAATGAAATATCAGATTTATACATATATGACTTTGGAATCTTTATTGAAGTTGCTCCTGATGAAGAAGAGAAAGCAAAACTTGAAGCCAATATACAAATGGCTTTATCTAAGAATGATATAAACTTAGAAGATGCAATTGACATTAGAGAACTTAAAAACATAAAACTTGCTAATCAACTTTTAAAACTTAAAAGAAAGCAAAAGCAAGAGAAAGAACAAGAAATAGAAACCAAAAAACAACAGATGGTTGCTATGAACAATCAGAAGTCACAACAGATGGCTGCTCAAATGGCAATGCAAAAACAACAAGCAGAACTACAAGGTAAAATGCAATTGAAACAAGCAGAGATTGCATTTGATATTGAGAAGATGAAAAATGAGGCTCAATTAAAATCTCAACTGATGGAACAAGAATTTAATTACAATCAGCAGTTAAGACAGATTTCAGAAAACGCTTTACAACAACGAGAGTCTCAAAGAGAGGTTGCGAAAGAAAAAAGAATATCGCAACAGAATACAGAACAATCTCAATTGATAAACCAACGAAAAAACAATTTACCACCTCAAAAGTTTGAGTCAAATGAAGATAGCTTAGATGGCTTTGATTTAGCTGAATTTGGACCTAGATAGTGAATAAATTGTATCAAAAACATTTATTAACTTTGTATAAATTAAAATCAAATGGAATTTAAAGTAAGAACAGTTGAGGGAACTGAACAAAAATCCCAACAGGAAATAGAGGAAAAACTATTAAAAGATGCGGAAGCTAAAAACGACGCAGTTAACGTGGCAGGAGTGGAAGATGGCAACGAGAGTTCCACCACCCCACAAAAGCAAGAAAGTGTACCGTCGGAAGACGAAGCACCAAACGAACCAACTCAGTCTTCCGAGTTAAAGGAAGAGGACGTTCTTTCATTTATTAAAAACAGATATGAGAAAGATTTTACATCTGTAGACCAAATCTTCGACGCTAAAAACGAAAACGAAGAGTTGCCTGAAGATGTAAAAAGTTATTTTGAGTATAAAAAGAAAACAGGTAGAGGAATTGAAGATTACGTAAAACTAAACAAAGACTACTCTACTTTGTCTGAAGACCAACTTTTGTCTGAGTATTTTCTTTCTTCAGGAGAGGCTACTGATACAGAAGATATAGAAATCTTAATGGATGACTATACTTTTGATGAAGAGCTTGATGATGAAAAAGATGTTAAGAAAATTAAGTTGGCAAAAAAGAAAGCTATTGCGAAAGCTAAAAAGTTTCTTAATGAGCAAAAAGAAATGTATAAACAACCACTTGAGTCAAGCACGGTTGGAATTTCTGAAGAGCAACAAAAAGAAATTGATAGTTATAAGCAATATTTAGCAGAGGCTAAAAATAGTCAAGAGGAATTAAAAAGAAAAAGAAATTGGTTTGTTGATAAAACCAACGAAGTATTTCAAGATTTCAAAGGTTTTGATTTCAAAATTGGAGATACTACTTTGACTTTCAATCCGGGTGACGGTGAGAAAATAAAACAAACTCAGTTGGATTCTAACTCTTTTGTAAAAAAGTATGTAGACCAAGAGACGGGTATGTTTAATGATATTTCCGGTTACCATAAGGCGTTAGCCGTAGCAATGCATCCGCAAAGGTTTGCTGAGTTCTTTTATGAGCAAGGTAAAGCTGATGCTACTGAAAGCACTGTGCGTAAAATGAAAAATGTCGATATGACAGAACGAAAAGCAGTACAAGTAGGAAGCAGAAAAGATGGATTGCAAATCAAGTCAATATCTACTCCAAGTAGTAGAGGCTTGAAGATTAGAAGTAATAAAAAGTAAATTAACAATTTTAAAAAATAAAAGTTATGGCAGGTAATTTTACAGGTCCCGGTTTTGACCTTCAGCCATCGGCACAACAAGTGCCCTTGAGCACAAACTACATACAGAACTTTGATTTCTTGAATCAGTATCTACCTGATACTTATGAAAAGGAATTTGAGAGGTATGGTAACCGAACAATTAGTTCATTTTTAAGATTAGTTGGAGCAGAGCTTCCATCTAATTCAGATTTAGTTAAATGGGCAGAACAAGGTAGACTTCACGTGAAGTATACTCAAGTTGGTTCAGCAGCAGCAGCAGGTGCAGCAGAAGCCGTTTTTCAAATCAATGACCCCGCAGGTCCTGCAGGTCAAGTAATAACAGGACAGAATCCATTCTCTGCACAAGGCGGTATCGCTTTAAGAGAAGGACAAACTGTTGTAGTTCACCAAAACGATGGTTCAGGTGAAAATAAAGGTATTGTAACAGATGTTGACTTAACTGTCTCTCCAATCACGGCTACAGTTGCTTTCTATGAAGCAGCAGGTCTTGTAACGGCAGGAACAGGTGTAGGAAACTCTGATGTTACAATATTTATTTATGGTTCAGAATTTAAAAAAGGTACAGTCGGAATGGAAGGTTCACTAGAATCTGATGACTTCATCTTTGAAAATTCTCCAATTATTATCAAGGATAAATACGCAGTATCAGGTTCTGATATGGCTCAAATCGGATGGATTGAAATTACATCTGAAAACGGAGCTTCAGGATACTTGTGGTATATGAAGTCTGAGCATGAAACAAGGCTAAGATTTGATGACTACTTAGAAACTGCAATGGTAGAAGCAGTCCCTGCAGAAGCAGGTTCAGGTGCAGCTACTGCAGCAAATAACCCTAACTATGGTAATAAAGGTTCAGAAGGTATTTTCTATTCAGTACAAGATAGAGGTAACTTATGGACAGGTGGTGTGCCGGATGCATTAGCAGATTTTGATACAATTATCGGAAGACTTGACGCTCAAGGTGCAATTGAAGAAAATGTAATCTTCTTAGACAGAGATTTCGGATTCGCTATTGATGATATGTTAGCAGCACAAAACTCATACGGAGCAGGTGGTACGTCTTACGGACTATTTGACAATGATGAGGAAATGGCTCTTAACTTAGGATTCTCAGGATTCAGAAGAGGATATGACTTCTATAAATCAGATTGGAAATATCTAAACGACCCAACAATGCGTGGTGGTTTAGCAGTAGGAGCACCCGGTGTCGGTGGTTCCGGTTCAATTAATGGGCTTCTTGTCCCTGCAGGTTCAACATCTGTGTACGACCAAGTTCTTGGTAAAAATGCTAAGAGACCGTATCTACACGTAAGATATAGAGCTTCAGAAACAGAAGACAGAAGATATAAAACTTGGATAACAGGTTCTGCGGGTGGTGCAGCTACTACTAGCTTAGATGCTATGGAAGTTCACTTCTTGTCAGAAAGATGTGTTTGTACTATGGGTGCGAACAACTTCGTACTGTTTGAAGATTAATATTATCTAAAAGAGGAGTGGTGTCTTTAAAGACACCACCTCCTTTTTTTTAAATACAATTATTAAAATTAAATTATATTAAAATGAAATTAGAAATAAAAGATAGAGTTTATAAACTCACAAGAGATAAAGCACCTTTGTCGTGCATAATTCCCTCAAGAAGTTCTCGTAACTCTGCTTTGTTATATTTTGACAAAGAGCAAGGAATAAATAGAGAACTAAGATATTCCATAAACCAAAAGAGTCCCTTCAAAGATGAACAAGATAGCAACCCTGTTGTTACTCCGGTTATATTTGAAGATGGTATGCTTAGAGTATCTAAGCAAAATCCTGTGTTACAAGAGTTTTTACATTATCACCCTTTAAACGGTAGAAAGTTTGTTGAGGTAGATTACGGTAAAGATGCAGCAGAAGAAGTAGAACAACTAAGTGCTGAAGTAGATGCATTAGTTGAAGCTAAATCTTTATCTATAGAACAAATGGAAAACATAGGTAGAGTTCTTTTTAATAAAGATGTAACTATGATTACTACATCAGAACTAAGGAGAGACATATTGGTTTTTGCAAAAAGAAATCCTTCAGGATTTTGTAACCTTTTAAGGGACCCTAAGTTAAAATTACAATCACAAGTTCAAAGTTTCTTTGACAATAAAATTTTAGCATTTAGAAATAAAAAGAGAGATGTTTATTATAACTTAGAAGGAAACAAAAAAAGAATGACAACTATACCTTTTGGTGTAGACCCTAATGAATATTTAGCAGATTGGTTTGCTTCAGATGAAGGAATAGAAGTTTTAAAATTTTTAGAAACACAATAATTAGTGTTGTTTTGATTGTTTGTTAAGAAAGAGGTCTTTTAAGAAGTCCTCTTTTTTTTTGTTTATCTTTGTATAAAAGATTTATAGATGATAAACTCGGTTAGAAATACAGTATTGTCTATACTTAATAAAAATAATTATGGGTACATCTCCCCGTCAGATTTTAATCTTTTTGCTAAACAAGCTCAATTAGATATTTTTGAAGATTATTTTTATCAGTATAACTATCAACTAAATAAAGAAAATGCTCGTGCATCCGGAACCGGCTATGCTGATATTACAAAGGGATATGAAGAAGTAATAAACATTTTTTCAGTAGAAAACTTTTTAATACACAATAGTGCGAATAAATTTTTCACTCCAAGCCCCACCACCACAAATGATAATTATTATTTGTTAAATAAAGTTCTAGCATACACTAGACAATTAGCAAATGGCGTTAACGACCAAGTAGTAGCAAATCAACTAATTGATGGAACTGTTGATTTTATTGCATCAGGTGTTTCCGCAGGAGATATAGTTGGTAATATTAATACCAATCAAACTGCTATAGTAACAAGCGTAATTAACGCTACTACATTACAAATTGATGCAGACATATTTTTGGCTTTCCCTGAAGGATACGTTATATATGATGATAGTGTAATAAACGAAGCTGAAAAGGTTACACAAAGTAAAATAACAATGCTTAACAATTCTTTACTTACTGCTCCATCAACTATGTTCCCCGCTTACACACAACAAGAACCAAATTTATCTTTGTTTCCGGTAAGCATAAATACTATAGGAGCGGTTTTATGTCAGTATATAAGATACCCTAAAGACCCTAAATGGACCTTTGTAAACCTTATTGGTGGCGAACCATCTTTTGACCCATCACAAAATGATTATCAAGATTTTGAATTAAGTATATCTGACGAGCCAACTTTGGTTATAAAGATTTTACAATATGCAGGAATGTCAATCAGAGAAGTGGCAGCAGTGCAGTTTGGACAAGGATTAGAACAACAAGAAGCAACCTCTGAAAAATAACAACTATGGCTTATATATCACAATATGAATATTATGAAAACAACGGTAATCAACCTGAAGATAAAAATTGGGGTTCATATCAATATGTCTCATTGTATGATATTGTAAATAATTTTATGTTAATGTATGCCGGTAATCACTCTTTGGTAAATAACGAAGAAAGATATAAGGTATTGTTTCATGCAAAAAGAGGAATACAAGAACTTAATTACGATGCATTCAAAGAGATTAAGATTTTACAACTTACGGTTTGTAACACATTAAGATATGTTTTACCTTCAGATTACGTGAATTGGGTTAGAATATCTTGTTATAAAAATGGGTTATTGTATCCTTTGACAGAAAACATTCAAACTAATTGGAGTAGTGCATATTTACAAGACAATAATTGTAATATACTTTTTGACCAAGATGGTAATGCACTAAGCCCACAGTTTTCTGAAATAGATATAGAAAGAATCAAGGGTGGTAAAAAATCAATTTATTTAAACTCTAACAATCCCTTTCATGGATTTGAAGGATATTGTTGTGACGGGATGTGGTACTTCGATTATGAGATAGGAGCAAGATATGGGTTGAACACAGAGACGGCTAATGCGAACCCTACTTTTAGTATTGACAAAAAAGGAGGAGTTATTAATTTTAGTTCAGATTTAGCAAACCATAGTATTGTATTAGAATATGTTTCAGACGGAATGGAGAATGGTGACAATACAGAAATAACTGTAAACAAATTGTTTGAAGATTATATATACGCTTACATTGAATATGCTATCCTTGGTTCTAAACAAGGAGTTCAACAGTATGTAATAGCTAGAGCACAAAAAAGAAAAAGTGCATTATTAAGAAACGCTAAGATAAGAATAAGTAATATACATCCGGGTCGTTTATTGATGAACATAAGAGGAATAAATAAATGGATAAAGTAATATGCCTACAACTCAAAGAAATTTTATAGCGGGTATAATGAACAAAAGTCTCGATGAGAGACTTATTCCTAATGGTCAATATGTCGATGCTTTAAATGTTAGATTAGGTTCTACGGAAGATTCCGAGATTGGTTCAGTAGAAAATGCTAAAGGTAACGTAGCACTAACCGCTCTTGCATATAATGGCAGTCCACTTTCTAGTGAAGCTAAATGTATTGGTGCTTTGGAAGATGGAGCAAACGAAACTATTTATTGGTTTGTGCATGACCCAAGTTTTACAAGTAGCCCAACGGGGAAGTTAGATTTGATTGTATCCTTAAATGTTGAGACAAGCATTTTAACGTATCACGTTATAAGCGTTAATGATGGAGGTGGTGTAAATACAACTTTAAATTTTAACGAGGACTATTTAATAACCGGAGTTAATTTTGTAGATTCAACTTTGTTGTTTTTTACTGACAATTATAACCCACCAAGGTTTATAAATGTATTGAGAGGTGGTGACCAAACTAGCGGATATGCTGACCCATCTACTAACAATACTGTAGCATTAACAGATAATAATGGTTTTCCTCAAATATTACAAGAAGCAATTCTTGTTATAAAAAAACCACCGTTAAATTCACCAATCGTTACTCCTCAAGCAACTGCTTCACAAAATAATTTTATTGAAGACAGGTTTTGTTGCTTTGCTTATAGGTATAAGTATGCTGATAATGAATATTCAGCTACATCTCAATTCTCTAGTCCGGCATTTTTACCCGGTCCATTTAATTATAATACTGCAACAGGATTGAATGATGGTATGGAAAATACGGCAAATCAATGTGTAA